TGATTTTATTAAAGGCGCCTGTTGGAATGCAAATCCAAATGTCTTTAAGAGAATTAAATAAAGTAAAAAAAAAGAAAAAAAATAGTAAAACTAACAAACTAAAAATATAATAAAACATATTAAAAATTTAAAATTTAATATCGTAACAAAACAAAGGAATCTATTATGGCTATCGATTTATCTGCCTTGCGTAAAAAACTCAATCAAATTACTGGTGTTTCTTCTAAGAAGAACATCACCTGGCGTCCTGAAGAAGGTCAAGATTATCAAGTGCGTCTTCTCTCCTTCCCAAACAATGAAGGCCAACCTTTTAAAGAACTCATGTTCTATTACAACATTGGTAATAACTCTGGTTTACTCGCTCCCTATCAATTTGGCAAGCCTGATCCAATTCAAGAATTAATTACCAAGCTTCGTGATGATGGTACTAAAGAGTCTTATGAATTAGCCAAAAAGCTTTATCCTAAGATGCGTTGTTATGCTCCTGTGGTAGTACGTGGTGAAGAAGATAAAGGCGTTCGTATCTGGTCCTTTGGCAAGACCTTATATCAAAATCTTCTCAATATTATGTTGGATGAAGATTATGGCGATATCACTGATGTACATGAAGGTCGTGATCTTAAAGTAACATGTACCAAAGTGGCTGGCAAGCAATTTGCTGATACAGCAGTGAGTCCTCGACCTAAACAATCAGCTTTGGCCGATAAACCTGATCAAATCAAGAAATATTTAGATAATGTGCCTGATGTGAATGATTTGTTTGAAATGAAATCTTATGCTGAATTGGAAAAGATTTTAAATGATTGGTTGAATGGGGATGAGGCGGAGAAGAGTGATGGGACTGTAAAAGGTGGTAGTGCAAATTCACTAGGTTTAGATGATGAAGAACTAAATCTCAAACCTTCCAAACCTACTGTTAATACTAAAGCTCCTGCTGAAACTAAATCAAAACCTGCTGCTAATAAATATGCTAGTTTAGATGATGCTTTTGCTGAACTCGATTGAAGAGAAATATTTTAAGGTGCCTTGTAAAGGTACCTCTTTTTTTTATAATATAGGCATCTGAATAATATTAAAAGGAATATAACATGGCGGTTTCTAAAAAGAAAACTTCATCAGAATTGCAATCTGATGTAATTACTGATGACTTTACTAGTGATTTGATCAAATCTTTAAATAAAGAAAGAGGCATGCGTATTGCTTACAACCTCTCCTCAGATGACTCACCTACTCACGTCAAACGTTGGATTAGCACAGGTTCAGTTCAATTAGATTATATTATTGCAAATCGTAAAAATGGCGGTTTACCAGAAGGTCGTATCATTGAAATCTTTGGTCCACCTTCCATCGGTAAATCCCATATCGCTTCTCAAATTGCAAAATCTACTCAACGAGCTGGTGGCATTGTAGTCTATATCGATACAGAAAACGCAGTAAGTATTGAAAACCTAAAAACCTTAGGTGTTGATATTTCCAAGCGTTTTGTCTATGTAGATACTCACTGCACTGAGGAAGTCTTTAGCATTGCTGAAAGTACTATTATGAAGTCTAAAGCGATGCAAAAAGATGTGCCTGTCACCATTATCTGGGACTCAGTTGCTGCTACCTCACCTAAGGCTGAATTAGCAGGTGAATATGACAAAGATAGTATTGGGCTACAAGCTCGTGCCATTTCAAAAGGTATGAGAAAAATCACAGGTATTATTGCTAATCAAAACATTCTCTTTGTGTGTCTTAATCAAATTAGAACTAAGATGGGTGTGATGTATGGTGATCCTACTACTACTCCTGGTGGTGTAGCGATTCCATTCCACTCAAGTGTTAGAATTAAATTAGGTGCCGGTAGTCCTATTGAAGGTCCAGATAAAGAACCGATCGGGATTAACGTGTCAGCTAAAATTATTAAGAACAAAGTCTCAGCTCCTTTCCGTAAAGCTGAATTTCAAATTCTATTTGGTAAAGGTATCTTTGAACATGAAGAGATCTTTGATAATTTACGTAAGTTAGGTGAATTTGAGTATAATGGTAAGAAGGTTTGTATTGATGGGGCTGGGGCTTGGAAAACCTTATTAGTCACCACAATGAGTGGTGCTGTCGAGATTGAAAAGAAGTTTTATAAAGCTGATTTTGATAAGATTATGTTTGATCCACTCTATAAAGAATATGTTGATGCGGCGATTGACAAGGCCTATACTAAGAGTGCCTCAGATATTATGGTTGAAGATATCGATCCCGACTCTTATGTTGAGAATGAAGCGGCGGCGATGGCGTTGGTAGAAAATGATTATTTGGCAGGTGATGATTGATGCAAACAGAATTATTAATAGATGGTTTAAATAATTTTATTCGACACTTTTCGACTAATCCTAAGATGTCTTTGCATAATGAACCGTGTGGGGCGATTGCTGGTGTGTTAGGAACTATTTATCGAGGAATTGAAAAGTATAAACCGGATCGGGTGACAGTGGCTTGGGAGGGTGGAGGTAGTGCTCGCCGTCGGGCCTTATATCCTGATTACAAAGCTGGTCGGAAGCCTTTAAGTTTAAATCGACCTTATGCAGATTATGAACAACAAAATCCGAATGAGCGAGATAATTGGGATTGGCAGTTACGAACCTTGATTCATTTATTACCGATGTTAAAGATTGGTCAGATTTATGTGGATGATTGTGAGGCTGATGATGCGATCGCGTATATCTGTCGTTGGAAATGTAAGGATGATGCAAAGATTATTATTAGTACTGATCATGATTATTTGCAATTAATTGATGATAAGACTCGGGTCTGGGCGCCTAGGAAACATCAGAACTTATATGATGCGGCGGAGGTTAAGTCGGTTTTTAACATTCAACCTTATAATTTTTGTGTAGCTCGATGTTTCACTGGAGATACGTCAGATAACATCCAAGGCATTCAAGGGATTAGTTATAAGTATCTATCTAAAATTGCGTCTCGAATCACTGGAGATGATCCTGTGACAATTGACGAAATTTACGAAGAGGCAGCTGCAACCTATCAGTTAGCCTTACAAAATAAAACGTCAGTTAAACAAATTGAGAAAGTCATTAATTATTCTAAAGCGACGGCCCAATTAAACTGGCAATTGATGAATTTAGAGTCGCCACAATTATCAGGTACTCAAATTCAACAGATCATTTATCAACATGATCAACCTCGAAAAATGTCACCTAAACTTGAGGTTAAAAAATTCATGCTGCAACAAGGTTTAAACAACATTGATGTAGATACTTTTGGCATGATGGTGCAAAACACTTTACTGACGACTTAATTGAAAATTAAATTTTCCTATAACTGTAAAGTGTGACTTTTTAGAGTAATATAAGTTTATTATATTATTAATTTTCATCTTAAAATAATAGGATTTATACATGAGTAATGCAGAAAAAACGTTTTCCAAATACGGCAAAGGCTTTCAAGAGAAAGTTTTTCAAAGTATGTTATCCGATCGTACTTGGGCTGCCCAGATGATTGAAGTAATGGATCCCAGCTTTTTCGACGTTAAATATTTGGCTTTTTTATGCGGGTGTTATTTTAAATATTTCGAAAAATATAAATGCTTTCCCACTTTACAGTTATTAATTACCATCGTTAAAGAAGAATTTCAAAACAATACTGACACTATTCTCCGAGATCAAATTGTTGAATACCTCACCCGTATGAAAACCAATCCAGATTTAGGAGATATTGAATACGTTAAAGATAAAAGCTTAGAATTTTGTAAACGCCAAGTCTTTAAAGAAGCGTTAGAGAAATCAGTACAAATGATTCAAACTGAAAATTACGATTCTGTCTTAGGCATTATGAAAGATGCCATTGCCGCCGGGATCCCAGCTTCCCAAGGTCACGATTTCTTTGAAGATATGGAAGCTCGTTTTGTCAAGATCAACCGCCAAGCCTGTCCCACCGGTTTAGCTCGTTTAGATGAAAAAGATATTCTACGCGGCGGTTTAGGTCGTGGTGAAATTGGTGTCTTAACAGCCCCTACGGGCGTTGGTAAATCACACTTCTTGGTCGCCATGGGTGCTAATGCCATGCGTGTAGGTAAGAACGTGGTGCACTATACTTTTGAATTAACAGAAACAGATGTGGGTTTAAGATATGATTCCAATCTGTGTGATATTCCTTCAAATGAAGTCTTAGATAAAAAAGACGAAGTGATTGAAAAATACAAAGGTATGCAATTAGGTCGTTTGGTGATTAAAGAATATCCTACAGGTAGCGCGACGGTGAATACAATTCGTACGCATATTGAAAAACTCTCTTTAAAAGGTTTTATTCCATCAATTATCGTTGTTGATTATGCTGATGTGATGAGATCCAGTCGTAAAATGGAAAGCTTACGACATGAATTAAAGTTAGTTTATGAAGAATTACGTAATTTGGCCATGGATTTAGGGGTGCCAATTTGGACTGCCTCCCAAGCTAATCGTGATGCATCTAATTCAGACGTCGTAGGTTTGGAGAATATGTCAGAAGCGTATGGTAAAGCGATGGTGGCTGACGTGGTCTTATCATTAAGTCGTAAACCTACTGAAAAAGCGTTAGGCACTGGGCGTTTATTTGTGGCTAAGAATCGTGCCGGGCGAGATGGGATTTTATTTCCAATTAATATTGATACAGCCAAATCTAAGTTTGAAATTTTAGATGATACTGAATTAAGTTTACAGGAAGTAATTAATCAAGACAAATTAGATCTAAAAGAACAATTAAGAAAAAAATGGAATGAAATACAGAATAAGGATAATGAATAATGATTAAGGTTTATGCAACTGATAAATTACGTGAGATTTTGGCCGAACGTCAAATTGTTAATTATGTGCCGGCATATAATGGGGAAAGTGTGGGTTTAGATTTATATGCTACTAAACGAATTCAATTTGATCCTGCTACTACACATGAAGGTGAAAAAGGCGCCACGATTCCAACCGGTCTACATATTGCCTTGCCACATTCACATGCAGGTTTAATTTTGGAGAGAGGCTCTATTACTAAAACACCTTTAAAAGTCAGAGCTGGAGTGGTGGATCCTGGCTATACGGGTGAAATATTTGTAAATGCAGTAAATGTCTCAGACACTTCTTATATTATTAAAACTGGCGACAAATTACCCTTTCAGATTGTTGTGGTAAAATGTGATAACGATTTTCAAGTTATCGATGAAGACGAATACTTAGAGATTACCAAGTCGTCTTTACGTCAGAGCGGCCAAGTAGGTAGCTCAGATAAGAAATGAAATTTGAGGTTTTTTTCTG